GTGGTGTGCTACGTTCGAGCGTACGATTATATCATCACCGTACACTCTTACGGAGCGAGCTGCACGCCGTATACTCCCCATCGTGGGATATACACCACCATGGTCCAAAATCGCTGTAATCGCCAATACGGCGAACACAATCGATTGGACTGGGAAGGTTAAGGCGTTACCCATGCCAGCGAACTTTCGCAACATAAGCGAGCCCCGGTTGGGGATCTCAGATGATGCGGATCTGCAATCGATCATCGCCTTTAAGAAAAGGGGATGTCGGCTAAAGACTTTCTCAACGAGCATTATGCTCATTGAGTCAGACGCAGCCTTCAAGTCGATAGTAGACCATTCGCAGGTACGGGAACCTTCCAGAGCCAGATTTTGGTTATGACTCTGGTCGGATAAGTCTAGGCTATGTCTGAGAATACGACATTTGAGAATTTCTTCTCGAAGAATCGTATTCAGCCCTTGTTGAATAAACTGTTTCAACACGGGTTCGACAGTGATGGTTCGTCTCGAAGTTGAATTTTTCGGGACGGTTACCAATCTAGACTTGCAGCTCGAAGCATGTTCACTAGGTACGGTCCAAACGGGATCGCAACTCGGACTGCTACTACCTGGCAGGTTACCAGAATAGTAGACAGAATTCCCGAAGTCGCTATAACCGTAGGACTCGAGGTCAAACTCTTCTCCAACAATGGAGTTGAGTACGTGTAACCATTTACGGTTACCCTTTAAACCCTCGTGAACACCACCTGGCCCGTGCTTACACTTAATGTCTCTCAGATCTCTACCACTGAGACCGTTGAGTATGTAAGTACAAACACGATCGAGGTAATGCGAATGCTTATCCTCAAAATAGAGGAAAGAGGCGTTCACATCAGTCTCGATAAACTCTCGTGTCGCTTTGAAATCGAGTTCTTTCTCGCGTTCATCGCTAACGAGGGTTTTCTTGTAGAGCCTAAGTGCCTGACGAAGGCACTTAATAGCCCCCAAGTTGGGGTTTTCTACAAGACGACCAGTCTTAGAATCGAACACTTCGCACAACAAACCCGAAAAAAGTTTCGGGAGAGTTCCATCCCGGATTCGAGAGAATCCTGGAGGGCAGGCGAACTGACGATCTGCCAATCCTCTATCAAGAGAATCGCAGAGCGCCGGTAAGGCAACAGTGAAGAAACTGAAGCCTTCGTGTTCGGCCCTTAACTCGAGCGTAAGTAAATCGCGCTCGAGGCCTTTCACACCACGTTCTAACCTACCGAAGTCAATCAGTAGGCTTCGAAGGAGCACTATTGGACTTTTCATAGTTCCCTCATTGAGGTGGACTATTCCAAGTCTATAGCACTACTGGTCAAAGAGTTCTAGGGCAACGGCTGTGGCTTGTCTTCGGGCACGCTCTCTTTCGAGGGCGGATCCGAGACAGGTTTCACAGACGTAGATCCCTGGATCTCGATACTGCCGCCCGCAACTTGGGCAGAGG